TTGATCGGCGCCAACGTAAACTTTAGACACTCCGTTATGTTTTATTTCCAGGTTGCTGTTCTGGCCTGAATCAAGGTTACGAGTCTTGATTGCAGCATCCCCATCCATATTCAAAGTGCCAGTCATCGTGTCGCCGGTCTTCAGCACAAAGCCATCAGCTGTTCCACCTTCTGGTGCGCTGAATATCTTCAGTCGTGCCTGATCTCCTTCAGTTGCTTCTCCTAAACCACTAATAGGAGTAACCGTAAAAGTTACGACTGTTGTTGTCCCACCGACACCAGCGATTGCATCAATCTGATAAAGACCGTAGTCACTGTTATTAACTTCAAACAGCTGCAGATACTGCCCTTGCTCTACATCTGCAAAGCTATGAGTAATGCCATCGTTATCTTGCTTTGCAATTTCAATAACTGCAATATCAGGATTATCGTAAGCAATTGTTTTACCCGACACTGTTTTCAGCATAAATTCGCCATCAGTGGGAACATTGCTACGAGTGGTTGAAACAAACAAACCTCTTTCAAGGCTGGGCGCAATGGCTTCAACCTCTTCTGCTAGTTCAATAATTCCATTCTGAAGAGTGTCTGCAGTATCGTCTAAGTCCTTTTTAGTAGCAATATGTTTTTCATCTGTATAAGCGCCTTCATAGAAGATTCCATCCTTATTGAATGTCAACAACTCAGCATCAGTAGAACTCTTTAGTTTTGAACTTTCTATGTTCATCTTGAGTGCGCCTTGAACAGTAACACCATTCGTAGAGCACCAAATTTTTGTTTGTCCGTTCCTCTTCAGCTCTAGGTCACCATTACGTCCACTATCAACGTTATAAACTTTGATTGTACTTTCAATACCATCACTATTGGGGACACGGTCTCCCATAACGGAGAGAGGACCTTCCATCGTGTCGCCACCAACTTTGCTGACGTAAGGGCCTTGCTGCTGTAGGTCTAGATATATCTGATCTACGCTATTTTGAATCAACTGCTGTTTATACTGCAGCTGGTCAATATCAATTTCAGCTTCGGCAGCAAACGCATTCAGCTCTTCTAACGCTGTAATAGGTACTGACGTAGGAACCCAAGCACAGGTACCAGTGGCATCGCAGTAATAGAAATACAGCTCAAGTGTGTCAGTGCTATACCACAGCTTGTACTCACCAATTGGGTCAGGCGGACTATCACCTTCGTAAACTAATTCAGCTGCAACTGCTGCGCCGTCAACTTCGATGATCCACTTACCTGGGTCCTCTAGCCAGGTGTACGTAATCCCCGTCTCTGGGTTGGTGACTGTTTGTTCTAGAGCTGGGTTCGGAAAAATGAATGCCATGATTATTGTTGAGCGGCTTTTAATGCGGCGACTTCAGCTTTTAGATCAGCGATCTCTTGGCCTACGTCTATTGTATTCATTACTAATCTACCGTCCTCAGTGTTCGGCTGAAACTGACCAATCTTGAGAGAAGTAGCGACTAATCCATCTGAAGCAATGCTTACGACTTTATTGCCATTGTGTTTCCAGCAGAAATCTTCGTTGCTCGTAAAGTCCCATGCATACTCGTAGTATTGATTGTTAGTGCCGAAGGTGACTAACGGAGTGCCGGGTCCATTTGTCTTGAATCCAATAGCTTTTTTGCTGTGTACTGGCATCAGGCTGAAATCAATGCCGTACTTCAGTGCATCGTTATTGTTAATAACTAAATTGCCATCTACAGTACCACCAGTCGAGGCAAGGTATCCAGAAGTCACATTACTGATTGCATGTGTCAGATCGTCGTCGGTAACGAAGTCCCCAACATCAGGAATCTCTGCTTGCACTGCTGCTAAATGAGCAGGGGTGGCATAAGTGGCTGCAACATCATTAGTAAGGGTAGTAATTTTATCATTGACATATGCTGTAGATGCGAGACCATCGGTTGACGGAATTTTAGCTTCTACCCCAGCAACTAAAGCAGTAAGATCATACAACGCTTGATTAATCTCAGCGTTTGTTGCATACGCTGACATGTCAGGCGCTTGCATGTGATCAATTCGATTGCTCAGAGTGATGTGAGAATTCTCAAGTACATGAATTCTACTGAGGCTGCTCTCATGCTTTGTAGTTAGATCGGTACGTAAACTCCTAACAGCTGAGATGCGGTTTGCAACTTCCATCTCTAAATCAGAAGTTACTTCCGCAACCTTTGAATCGACTATATAAGTAGCAGTCGTGGGTACCCATTGTTTAGTTTGACCATCGTCATAGTAAACAAGCAGGTCAACAGCTGCAGAATCAAACCACAACATTCCCGGTTCGGGATCGTCTGGCGGGGAATCACCAATAGTAATTGTGGGTTTATCTGGAATTTGCAGGATCTGAATAATTTCGTCAAGTTGTGTGAGACACTCAACGAAGTAATGGTTTGCATCTGCCTGAAAGATGAGGTTGTTCGGCTCGGGTAATACTGAACCGACATCTTTTAGGTTTCTAAAGGCATCTGTCACTGGGTTAGACAGTGGCAGGCTCTGTGTATTTAGATCCAGGTTACCGCCAATCGGTTCCCAGACATCTCCAGTCCACATGTACAAAATACCATTGTTGGTGTTATACCAATAACTACCAACTGGTGGTCCTGAAGGCGGCACATCTTGGACTGCAGTTAATCCATCAGCTCCGTTGGTTTGAAACCATCCGTCACCTACCCATATATACAAGCGCCCTTGACGTGAGTCGAACCAAAGCTGGCCTTCTTCGACTGGACCTTGATTACCGCCAATAGGGTTGCCAGTTTCTGGATCAATAATGATTTCCCAGCTAGGAGGTAGATCTCCAATAGGAGCACCGCCAAGTGACTTAAGGCTCAAAATAGCCTTGATCATTCCGTTCCAATTATCATCAAACTCAAGTCGTGGCAGCTGCTGATACTGACGAAGATTATTGACAGCATCAATTACACCTTTAAAACTCCGTGCAGAGCGTGCAGATGACTGATAAGTATAAGTTGGATCGTGTATTAAATCGCTCACACTAACAACCGCAAATAGATAATTATATTCTATCTACAATCTCAACCTGAATCCCGTATCGGGACGCTTCTGGAGGTTGGCTTGAGTGAACTGCCCCAATGAGTTTGCGGAATTTAAAGAAGTAAATATGGTGTAAGCAAGCTGCACGTTATCTAAGTTCAATACCTGTGACATAGCAAACAAGATCTCAATAGTTGTGATGCCTCCACGTTGGTAGGAGTTATGAAATTCCTGTGCTACTTCTGCCATGTCTGCCTGTAGTTTCTTCTCGAACTCAAGGCGACCTTCAATTGATTGATATTGGCTGGGCTCTTTGGTTTTAATTCTTTCAATGAACCTAGCAGCAACTGTATGCTTACACATACGGAACTGCATCCGATCGTCCCGTGTCTCCCACGATTCAATCTGACCAGCAGCTTCATTGATTCCAATGCCGTCATAGTCAAACGTACTCTGCACCGTAGGTAGTGGATAACGCTTTTGCCTGTTAATCTTTCGATCTCCTTCGGCATCTGTAGATTCCGGAGCCCTAAGCATTGCCTTTGCATAGCTTGGACAACTACACGAATAAAGCACTGCGGGTCTTAATCCAGTAGTGACAAAGTCGTTTGTAAATACTTCATCCATCCAAGGATTGACTTCAGTCTCTAAGCGAAGCCACCGTGGTGCTCGCTCGTAGCCAATGATCTCTTTGCCTTGGAGTGGTTGAGGCATACCATCTTTGTAAACAGGCAGATAATCACGGTGATAATAAACACTCTCTCCGTTCTTCTCGTAGGTATCTTCGACTGTACGAGTAAAGCTACGGCTGTCGAAAGCTAGGAACCCGTTTTTGAGGTCACCGTACATCTTGAGTTCGCCATCAAATGGTACTGCCTGTAGGTGCACGGTATCGCCATCAATTCTGTAGCCAGCAATTGCGAATGGCAATACATCATACGAGACTTCTTCAATATCTTGCTTGACAAGATCGCCTGTTAAATACTTGTCTCCGAAGTATGGCTGATATAGAGCTTTTCTATATAGGAACTGACCTTTAATTGTGTATCTGCCAACAGCTTCGAATAGCGGAGGCAAATCAGATATGTCGAACAGCGAAGGTGGCAGACCTTCGTTACGTAAATCCAGCGCTAGCAGTGGTTCTGGAAAAGTAGATGTTTCTTCTATATCTACTGTGAAGTATTTAGAACCATCTGTAAATTCAAATACATCTAAATCCGCAACCTCTTTCTTGACGAACATGTTTGGAATATAGATGAGTTCACCTACGATGTCATCCCAGTTCCACTCTGCTTCAGCTTCTAAGCTAGGGAAACTGACAGAAGCCAGAGGGATGCTAACGTCAATGCTTGTTTGATACTTGACATTAGTATCTGGATCTTTCCAGTTTTTACCTATGTATAGAGCAGGATGCTGCTCACTATTTAAGCAGAAGGCTAATGTACCTTCAGTTACTCCGTCAGTGATCCTGTCTCCAATCATGGAAAATACCATATTGGAATTTATACCTTCACTGAACTCACACAGTATTTGATTTAAGCGTTTGTAAAACGCATACTCTGTGTTTGTTTTATCAAAGTCGTAGTAAAAGTCATTACGAACTTGAGTAATTCTGCCAATATCAACATCTGGATCGTCAATGATCCGCTTCATTACATAGTGATTATTACTGTCAGCATTTTGTGTTGCAAACTTATATCCTTCATAGTGGATATCTACTTCATCAGGTGTGCCCTGATATAACTTACTTTTTACCTGTGCTTTTCTGTACTCTTTTGTATAGTCGTCATACTCCTCTAGTACATACCAAGCAGCTTGGTTGTAATACTCGTAGCCTTTCCGCCACTTGACCCAGTCACTATCTAGGTCATACTTCTCGATTACTGTTCGAGTGACGGACGTGCCATAGCGACGGTTCCCCGGATATTTACCGGGGGCACCGTACTTACCTTTATATGTCTCTCGTCCTACGTCTTTGAAACCGAAGGAGCCGAGACCGTTCTCCCTCTTCCTAGGCATTAGTAGTGTCCGCCTTGTGCCTGTACGTAGGGAGCGTCGGCCATGCCTTGAGTGCTACTTTGAAGTGCTACCCAAAGTGCTTTACCTTTAGGCACATACAGAGCATGCAGCTGAGGATCATCTCCAACATGAGGCACGGGAACTAGCGTCACAGGCATCTGGTCGTAAATCACTACTTGCTTGGCAGTAGGACTTGACAGCTCAATGCTGCCCAGGAACTGAGCAACACCAGGACGCAGATAGTCAGCTTCTGTACTCATGTACAGGTTGATGGTGTAGTTCGTTGTGCCACGAGAGACCGCACGGATCTCTTCAATGATGGCACCGTCACTAGCTACACAGTTGACAAGAATACGAGCGTTGTTTGTACCTGTCACATCAGCACCGTCAGGGTTACCGGTGATGACGTCAGTCAGGTTGATCGACTCAAACAGAACGTGGTCGATTAAAAGCGGTTGCTTATTGGTTGAAGTAGAAGCCATTATGTAGTCATTCCTCCAGAATTACGTCCGCCACGCTTAGCCTTACCTTGACCCGGCTCTCCGCCTTGAGGCAATCCACCAGTCACACCCTGCAGAGGCATGGTGTTAGGTGTCTGCAAGTTGGCTGGCTGAGAACCACCTGGAGTCACGCTGTTGGGGAACCCAGGATTACCTAGACCCATAGCGTTAGTGAATGATCCAGCACCGTAAAGGCTGGCACGTTTCTGAATGTCCATGCCAATGCGCTGAGCCTCTGACAGATCTGTATCAGGAGCCGAGCCAGCTTGACTAAACGATGGGATCATTGCGCCAGGCATACGGTTGTAACCAGTGCCGGGGACATTGAATTGAATAGCGCCACTAAAAGGAGCTACTCCGCCCATTTGTCCGCCAGGTGCACCCATTTGAGGCAACTGAGCAGAAGCATCACCGTAAGGGTTTTGCGAAGCTCCATTCATGCTAGCTAACTGAGGATTAAAACTCGCAGCTGTGCGAGGGTCAGTATCTACATTGTTTGGACCTTGTGGTGCATAAGGATTAGCCCGTCCATATGTAACGGCTGTGGGGTCCATTGCTTTCTCGCCGGTCGCTTTACGACGACGTAATTTTTCTGAGTTTGCCATTACATTACACCTCGCTTGTTGTAACCCATGAAGCCTTGCTCACCACGGGCAATGTTGCCGATACGCTCAGAGAAATTAGATGGATCAATCTGAGGCTGAGCAGTAGAAGACATTCCTGTCTGCAGGTTGCCAGTTTGTGACGGACGAGTCATAGGTGCGTTGAATGGATCGCCTTCAGGATCCTGAGCAAACCCAGCTTCAGCACCTCCCTCAACTTCACCAGCCATGTAGCTGGGAGCAAAGTACTTGCCGTCACGAGAATTCTTAGTCAGGACACCGCCTGCACCTTCATTCATGATTTTGAACATACCAGACTGTGCTCGTGCCGAAGCTAGCTTCTGCTGGTAATCATCTTCAGAACTATCCATTCTGATAATATGGTTTCCGTGCATGATGTTTCCTGTGTTATATGTATATTTTACAGTTATCGCCAGAACTGTGATAACGACATCCGTGAACCTACCGCCGTATCAGCAGGTCCTGGCACAGCCATAATAAACTCCGCACCAGCTCGCTCAAAAGCGTAACGACGTACTTCAGGACGCCGATAATTAGGTACGTATAGAGTTTCAGCAAGACGATCGCATTCCCGAAGGTAGATTTCTCGGAAGTAATCGTCACCCTTAAGAGGGTCGGAGGTAGCAATAGTCCGTTCCACGTCGCCGGAAATGATTTCCTGACGGCTGAAGTTGACTGTTCCTGTGCCATTCGGTTCTAAGATATCGTCTGGGAAATACGCACTGACTTTCCAAGCGTTATCACAACGCTTCAAGTGATAAACAATTTCGTTGTACCACAGCTCATCAGGGATGAGTGACATCGCTTCTTCTAATCGTGCTCTGTCACCAGCAGGGATTTGAGCACCAGCGTTGAAGCCAAGGTGATAGCGAACTCGTGATTTGAGATGTTCGTCTAACTGCATCACACTTTTCCGTATTGTTGTTTAGCTAATTGCTCAATGTAAGCCAGCTCCTGATTACTCAGGGAGCCACCTGTCTCCAGTCTGGCTAGTAACTCGCCGGATTTGTTAGGCATATTGGCCACGCCAATAGCTCCAGCTAATCCCATGATTCCAGCACCTGCAAGACGCATGCCACGTGCAGTTTGTGCTTTAGGATTTCTGCGACGGCGAATCATATTGACTAACGAATCAGCAGGAGCACCAACTGCCACACCACCCACACCAGCAGCAATTGCCACGGGGATTAAAGCGCCTTCACGAGCCTCGTTCTCTTGTTCAGCACCTTGTAATAGAATCTCTTGTACCGACCGCATGTTTCAGACGCTAATTATATATACAGTTTAGCTAATAAAGATCAAGTCATCTTGAATGAGCTGGTCCCAGTTCACACGGGGCACGTTCTCAAGTTGCTTAAGGTTAGAGAAACGCTCACCGCTGAGAGACATACGCAGCTCAACAATTTTCTTAGCTGTGCTGTAGCCGACACCAGGCAGGCGCTTCTGAATCTGTTCAGCAGTAGCCATGTTCAGGTTTAGACGGATGTCTTCCTGAGGCACAATCGATTCAGGTGCTTTCTCTTCTTCCTTGATCAACTCAGGGACAGTGATTTTAGGCAGACGTCCACGGTCTTTGTCATAAGGCACGAGCTGCTCAAGAGACAGATACACCACGTTTCCAGATGCATCCTTACACATGGCATAGTCTTTATCGAACTTACTGACGTACTCAACTAACTTGCCAGTATGCTCATCTTGAAATAATTTTGTGTCCATGAATATATTGGGATACTCATCTCAGTATAGCTACAAAAAAAGAGGGTCCTAAGACCCCCTTCTTTATTTGTGTCTGAATCAGAGACCGGAACCAGCTTCCACTTTGTAGGGAAGGTGGACGTCGTCAGCATCAGGAGCAGGTGCATCGAGGAAGAAGCAAACTTCAACGATGATTGCGGCTTGGCTGTCTTTGTCGATCAGATCAAGCACGCCACCACCAACAACTGCGGAGACGTCAACGTCGGAGGTCTGACGGACAATTCCGGTCAGGCCATCGAAGTCGGTGAATTCACCAGACTCAGGGAAGACGCCCTCTGCATCGTCAGCCAAGGTAGGAGTTGCAAGACCAGAAGCCACCAGCGGAGTGGGAGCAACAGTGATCTCAGAGCTGCCGTTACCTTTCAGGTTGACGGTGTTGATGGAGATGCGATAAGCACCAGCATTGGTGGGGATGGACATGCGGTAGTCACGACGTGGCTTGTCGTCCTGACGCAGGTCAGGGGACAGAATGTTCACGTCGAAAGTGCCTAGGGGCAGCTGACCGTTGGCATCCAGATCTTCTTCTTGGACGACGTAAGCGCCGACAAGACGGAAGAAGTTAACGCCAGGGACAGCGGTGACGCCTTGCTTGCGGTAGGCGTTCAGGTGAGCAACATAGTTACCAGGGAAAACAACGTTGTTCCAAGGCTCACGAGTTGCTGCATCGTATGCGTAGTTCGACATAGTTAGTTACCTCCTATCAATATACGAAAGAGTAACCAACCGTGATGAAGTCCTTGTTCAGAACTTCGAACCCGGCAAACAAGCTCCAGATCATGATGATGAAACGGCTAAAGTCGTCGTTGTTGTTCAGCAGAATCTGAGCGTTGTTACCACCAATACCGACACCAACGGCCTGAGGACCGAAGAAGATCAGTTGGGCTGCCTTGTAGTCAGCAGAGGCATTAGACGCAGCGTTAATCGTGGTCGTGAACTCTTGCTCGGGCAGGTTGGTGGACTCGAACCAACGGACACCCTCGAAGAGGAAGCCGGTCGGCATCACGGGTTGACCAGCAACAAAGCCAGCTTGACCGTAAGCAGGACCCATGCCTTGGTAGAAGTTGGCGTTGGGCTGCATTGCAGGCATCATCGGGTTGATCATGCCGGTGCCAGGGTAACGAGCGATTTCACGGAAGTCGCTGTTCTGGCGGAGATGCATCATTGCGGTGGGGTCCACGATGCAGCGGTAGTACCCGTCCGCAAACGTGGGCACGTTGCGCTTGCGCATGTCCTTGACCACCTGGAGGAGGTCAGTGGTGACGTCGAACTTGGCGCTCTCGTCAGCAGCGTAATCAGCAACGGTAGAACCGGTGCGATCGTGGCCGCCGGGGAAGTAGTAGCCGCCTTGCTCTTCGCCAGCTTCGCCGTTACCGTCAGCCTTCAGCAGTTCATTTGCGAAGACACGGTCACGCCAGCGGCGGTAGTCATCCAAAAGGGTGAGGGAACCGATGCTTTGGTGGAAGACATTCAGGTTACCGGTGTCAAGCAGCAGACGCTGTGCGGTAATCAGGGTCTCACGAGCCACCTTGAAGGTGGAGGGTTGCGTGGCGTCACGGGAGTCTGCGGGACCGGTGTACTCACGGAGAGTCACCAGCACCTTGTCCTTGACGATGTTACGTGCGGATGCGGATCCTAAGGTTTGATCGGCAGTCCGCTCACGGGACTCCTTGGTGCCAGGCTTGCCCCAGAAGCGGTAGCGGTCAAGCTGCACAGTCTGACCGGGTTGCTTACTGAAGTCATGGACCACAACAGGCTCGGTTGCCATCTCAATGATGTAAGCCGGATGCGGGCGATAAAGTTCTGCACCAAGAAGCTTCGGAAAATCATTATCAATCCACATGTGGGATTAACTCCGTAAGCTAAAAGGTTTATAAGCGACTTCGACTTAGTCGCATACGGTTATCTTAGAGCCTTATAGTTATACTATAACATGAGTATCCCAAAATTGTAGGTTACAAATGGAATTCATTGATAGCAAAATTTGGAAACCTATTCATACCTTGCCTGGATTCGAATGTTGTATTGAATATTACGTTAATGCAGCAGGTGAAGTCAAGAGTACGAAAGGTCAAATTGAGCGTATTCTTAAGCATAAAATTAGCCGTAATGGCTATCCTACGGTCAATCTTACGCAGAGAATTGGACGTAAAAAGAACCTTACTGTGCCCGTACATAAGCTGGTAGCACTAGCTTTCTTAGGTAATCCTCCTACTCCAATGGGCAGGTGTCATGGCAATAGTATCGTCAAATTTAAAGATGAGAATAAAAAGAACTGCCATGCTACTAATTTAAGCTGGCAACCTAGGGGAATAAAAATGTCTAAAATAGATATAGATATTGAAGTACCTGAACATGGCTGACAAGCTATTATTCCGTGGTGATAAACACATCCGGAATCAAGAAGGCAATGAAATGAGCCTTGTCATTCCACGTCGGGGTGGTGATACTCATAACGTTCCACGTTGGTGGTCTAAATCTAGCCATGTGGTTAACATTAAGTGCGCTGTCCTGCGTGTACAAACTGCTACTCGTGGCACCCTGCGACTGGTGATTCCTGTGGCAAGCATGGAATCTATTTACCTGTGGATCGAGCACGAGGGCGACGGAACATTCAAATTCAAGAACAACCACGTAGGTGTTGAGCGTGTTGCTGTCTTCAGTGACGACATGCGTTTCCTCTATGAGGAGTATCAGTTCCCGAAGATCTCCGGTGGAGCTGTTCTGCGTCGGACGATTCTTCCTCTGCCAACTGACTGGAGAATTGGTGCTGTCACCTTGACTGGTGCAAACAATGCTGTTGGTGGCACGACTGAAACCTATAGTGCAACCAACGACGGTAACGCTACTGACGTGGTCTTCGTACTGACCAGCGACAACGCTAATGACGTTGTTTCTGGCATGGATGTCACCTTTGAAGATGCTGCCGGAACTTCCAACATTACTGCTACAGGTACTTCTGCATTGGCAGGTGGTGCTACTGCTTCTGACAACATCGTTGTTACAGTGACTGAATCTGTTGTAACTCGAATTGCTAATGCAGCATTCGATTATGACGTAACTGTTGTTGACGACGGTAACGGCAACGATGTGTATGCTCTGAATGGCAACGAACAAGCAGGTATCACTGCATCTGCTGGCGATGCGATCCACTTTGATCTGTCTGATGCATCACTCTCTGGACATCCGTTTAAGATTTACACTGATGCAAGCAAGACGACGGAAGTTACTGTCGGCATTGAGACTGAAGGTACTAGCCTCCTGTTCACTCCTCCGATTGCTGGAACGTTTAGCTACCAGTGCCAGAACCATGCAGCCATGGGCGGCACCATCACTGTTAGTTAATACTCTTCATTGAGGGCAGCCGGTTTCGGAATGTCCTCTTCATTAATAACTTGTTCCCCTATGATGAGATCTACATCGTAGGGGATTTGTTTTGTGTTCCTAGCGTGGAATGCAACATAGAACTCATCGTTGAGAGTGCACCAGAGTGTATCTTCCTGAATAGGTCTGCGGCTCTTCTTCAATAAATTCACATCAAAGTCTTTGTCAATGTACATATTGCCAGTGCCTTTGTTGATTACACGGATACTTAATCGTGGGTTCGACCGTGCATAGAAAGAACTATCTCCATCGGCGGCAGGCTCATAGGTATTGATGCAGACGGTATCGTGACCACAGCTGTTGTCGTCCCCGGTATCTGCTTGTTCATTCAGAACAGCTTCTGCATAGTCAGATTGAGGATCGTAATGTGATCGTGCAAAACGTGCACACTCCCAACCAGGGGGCTCAAAACATGCAAAGCGGGGTTCATCTACATCCAGCTTGAATTTAACGTAGAAGTTATCAACACCTAAACCTACAGCTGCATCTCTGAATGGGATCACCCAAGGCACAGATGTGATCTTGTATTTCTCAGCTTGAATAGCATTTGCACCAATGGTGTAGTTGAGGACTTTTGCAGCAGCAATAGTTGCTGGATTTGTGTTGTCACTTCCGCCTTGGATCCTTGTTTGATTAAGAATCTGATTAGTAACATCCATGTTAGCTGCTGCTCTTTATCTCTATTTTAGAGATATTCACTGATTTCATCAGAGCGTTCACGCAGTGCTTTTAATCCTTTGTGCTCAAGAGTACGTACTCGGTCACGGCTCATATTGAGGATCTGACCAATAGCCGTCATAGAGAGAGGCTCAAGGATCTCCTCTCCAATGCCGTAGCGCATGCGGATCACACTGGCTTGCATCTCAGGCAGATCGCTGATCAGTTCTTTGATGTCATCACGGATGCAGCTCTGCTCAAGCAGACGGTCAGGCAGCTGCGTTTCATCTTCAAGCAGGTCGATCAGAGACGTATCACGGTTCTCGCCGATCTTGATCTCCAGAGATGTGGGCTGCCTTGCCTTACACATCAGGTCTTTGACGTCATCAACTGTGAAGCCAAGGTGATCAGCTAGCTGGAATACATCAGGCATCTGACCATTGAGCTGACTGAGTTCACGCTGTGCTTTCTTCAGCTTGTTCAGGTTCTCTGTGACATGGATGGGAAGTCGGATGGCACGTGACTTCTCTGCGATGGCTCTTGTGATTCCTTGACGGATCCACCAATAAGCGTAAGTAGAGAACTTATAACCACGACCAGGATCAAATTTTTCCACACCTCTGACCAAGCCAATGGTTCCTTCTTGGATGATGTCCAAGAGTTCCATGTTTCGCTTGGTGTATTTCTTAGCGACAGAGACAACCAGTCGTAAGTTGGCTGTAACCATCTTCTCTTTTGCTTTGACTCCATCACGCATCTCACGCTTAAGCTGCTTCTCTGGGATATCTAGAAGCACGGATAGAGATTCATTATCGCAGTTAAGCTCTTTCTGCTGTTCTTGTATCCACATGAGTCGTTGAACCTTGCGTCCAAGCAGAATCTCCTCATCGTGCTCTAGCAGTGGGATTCGGCCGATATCACGAAGATATGCACGTACAGAGTCGCCCGACAATTTAGTTGCACTCATATAGTAAAATTTTTCTTGACTGATACTTAAGTCTACCAGGGATTATATTATTTATCAACCGTAAATGCGAGCAAATCTGATACTTTCTCGGGGCTTTTCTCCCCCTTCCATTGCCTCTACTGCCATAGCTTGGGCAGCATGTTCGTTGAAACCTTTCTCTTTGTAGTTAGCAAAGTAACGCTCGAAGTCTGCAATAGACCCTTCGAAGTCGTCCTCAGTTACCATTTCTGCTGCCATATGATTAGCAGCTTGATCTGGCACACCGTCAGACTTTAGGTGCGACCAGATATTCTGAAAAACCTCAGGGTTTTCGTGCTTACATCCACATGGTTTTTCACCAGCTTTTCTAATCACAGTTCTGATTACTACTACTGTATTTATTGTAGTTGAATCAGATCAATCCTTTGCGGGCTAAGTTGTCACGACCGACGATTCCTGCAAGGCCAGGTGCTTGACCAGCTGCATTCAGTTTGCCTAATGCAATCATTTGGGGATCGATGGCTTGTGCTGCAAAAAGCACCTTGTCGCCACCCAGCTGTTCGAGGAGATTAACTTCATAGGCGCTTTTCAGCTGCTGAGCTTTGTTCTCAGCGCTAGCCGAATCAGCCATCAACCGGCTCATCTCCCGATCAGCTCCAACCAAACGTTGTGAAGCAGCAGACATGCCCGACTGCTGAGCAGCCTGCTGAACCTGCTGCATTTCACGCAGAGATTGTTGACCTTGGAACTTAGGATCAGAGTAAGGGTCATTAGCAGCTTGTGTGCCGACAAAAGCCTGAGTCTCTGTAGACATGGGACCAATCCCACGCTCACCTGAGGACATACCTAACGCAACTTTTGCGTAGGTATCAGGCATGCCTTGTAATGAATAACCTTTCATTGTTCTAATAACCCTTTTCTTTGTTTATTTTATCAAAGGTCCTGGACAAGCATTTTGGATTGGAATGCACGGCTGTCAGCTTGCGCCAGATACTTCCAAGCGTTCTCAGGATTCTGATCCATCATTTGACCGAAGCCATTCCAGAAGTTCTGGGTAGCGTTGGCTTGCTTGTTGCGGCGAGGCATGTCCATTTGGGGACGCTGGAATGCAGTCGGGACGTTGCCACGGGTTTCCATCTGCTTGATGTCCTGCTCCATGCCATAACGCTTGGCTGCAATCCGATTCTTCTTCTGCTCTTCCTTCGTCGGCGTCGGATAAGGACCTTTAGGACCGAAGAAGTCGTTAACGTAATCAGCAAGCACGTCAGGGTTGGTCAGCATGATGTTCATTGCTTGACGCTCTTTACCAGCAGCTTCTAAAAGCATGCTCTGGTGTTGAGTAACACCAACTTGCTCGATCAGTGCATCTTCAACGGCACAGGCGTACTGGTTAAGCAGAGCAGGGGCCTCGGCACCAAAGTGCTCAAGGACTTCTAAGCTCTGATCACTTACCCCGCTTAGGAACCCGTCGCTTACCGCCTCTTGCTGCGCCGCCACCTGCTGCGCCACCTGTTGCGTCGGTGCCGCCTGGGTTTGCGTTGCGTAGGAGGTTGATGTTCTGTTCAGCCATTGCTGAGGGGTCTCCGAATTGGCCGTTGAACCCCAGTTGAGTTGTGTTGAAGCCTGAGGTGTCGGTGTCAGGTAAGCCGAGTACTGATCCTGGGCTTGGGATCGGTTGTTTGTATTCAAACTTGCGCTGAGCGCCTGGAACGCCTCCTGCCATGGATTGGCCTGAGCCGCCTGCCCCTGCCCCAGGTTGGCGGCCGAAACCGGCTGGGCCTGAACCGGCTGATAAGTTACCGGTGGGGCCACCGGAATTGTTTGCGGGATTGTTGGTGACGCCAGGTAAGTTGGACTTTGGCTGGTCACGGGTTGGTAAGCCACGCTCGGAGCGGATGCGGTCGGCATCGCTGAGCTTGCTTGGGGTGCTACTGCTACTGCTTGGTTGGTACCTTCCACTGTAACTTAACTCCTTACGTAAGAATTCTAAAGATCGATATAAGAACCCTGTAATATCAAGGTTCGGGTCAGCTGCTAGTGGCATATTTGGCATCTGAGGATGCGGCAGCTGATACAGATTTCCAAGTAGGCCGATGAACGAATTTATGCTTTGCTGCGTTTGTTGAACCATCCGGAACGGATAACCACTTAACATGGCAGCTCGTTCTTCGTCTGTTTTGCCTGGGAATAAATACTTGAGGGCTTCAATACTGTCAACACCAAGTTCCTGAAGGTTTCTGACGACAATGGAGTTATTAAGAATGTCCTGTGTGTCGTCTTCGAAAATCTCTCCTGTCCAGCGCCACGCAACTTGTGTGTCGCCGTCTGGGATAAGTCCAGTTACACCTGGAGGCAGTTCGCCTGAATCAAGTCTAGCACGCATCTCTTCAGTCCTTGTCCGCATATACTTCTGCATAGCTTTCATGAACTTCTCGTTCTCTTTTTCGTAAGCTTCCTGATCTCCCTGGAAATCTTCCGGTAAAGGAGGCACAGGCTTCTCAAGACCGATGGCTGCACCGAAGGAGATGTTGAACATCTCTTCTTCGTTGTAGATCATCATGCCGAAGAGCTTACATAAACCGTATGTAAACAGGGCACGAGCTTTCTTCTCTGCTGTAGCTGCCACACGTCCGTACATGGACTTCATCTCATAGGCAGTTGATGCAGTACCGAAGTCAATATCGTCAACACCACCAAGCGCCAAGCGAATCTCAGAGCGATACTGCTTGACGTACATATTCTGGTCACCAGACACACTGTCGGGAGTCAGATAGTTAATACGGTCAGTTGCCTCAAGGTTTGCGATCACCCGTGGCACCTTGATTTGCCCGTCTAGAGGCGATGCATTGCCGAATGGCTGGCTAACCCTGGTAGAGGGCCTGTTCTGTGCGTAGAAGCCCGCCTGAGAGCTAATAGTGGGACGGAAGGTGCCTTCATCGCCAGACTCGATGATGTCGTGCTTAGGACGGCTAGAGACCAGTGTGGGGTTGCCGAAGAACTTCATGTTCTTACGGATGTTGCGGGTCAACTCGTCGTGATACAGGATCTGGTTCTGCAACCAGTCAAATTCACCTGTACCGACTGAATCGCCTGTGCAATCCATATGGTTGAAGATCTCAACCGCAGGAATAAAGCCAAGGCTGTTAGTTAAAGTTTCAGTTTCGCCAGGTTGGGCAAGGGGGTTTGTCCCCATCTGGTTTTCGAAGTCAATTCTCTCGTTCGAGATAGTTTGTTCGATCCTATCCTTATATACATGCAGCTTGATGTACTTTTTCTTTCCTGACTTTCCATCCTGAGTGGGGAACATGTCCATTGCACTGGGCTCATGGACATTAAAGCTATAGATAAGCACGACGCTTTCAATTTCATCGTTCTGACTCCTATAACAGCGGTAACTATCTTTAGGGAAATATAACAGCTGATAATTATCACCCGAGGGCCTGAAATAGAACAGACCTTGACCATCACACAAGAAGTAATCAACAATGCTGTCGAGTTTCATCTCAAGCATGTTGAATTCGCAGACTTTTTTCAAGAACTCCTTACGTGAGCCGTAGCTGTCTTGATCTGCGTAGAACTCAATGCCTCGACGGAGAATAAACATCCGCATCTGTGCGAGATGCGATGAAACCACCATCGTGTCTACATTTAAATCACCCCGACGCTCTTTTGCTGCTGTTAAGAGCGCCTGAAACTGATCACCAGCTGACGTGTTCTCCATCTTCTATTACACTTTTTACTTTATTCTAGTCGTCATCGTCGTTATCTAGGATATTATCCTTGATAACTGGGTCGATGCCGTAGTCTTGATCAGGTTTGGGATCATATTCCCAATTTGGCTGTGATCCACCCTGTGCATATCGATCTCCGAAGGTATAAGCACCCTCGATCCGTGACATATCCCGGTGATAAAGCGGACTAGTACGAATCTGCTGATCTAATGCACCAACATCTACAACTTTATTAGCTGCACCCATGTTTATGTATTTCTGGGCAGTGCTTACACCAGTGTTTGAGTAATCCGCCTGATTAGCACGGTTGAGATCGGTGTATTTCTTGACAAAACCAGCAGTTTTTGCAGGACTATCGCTGACTTCGAACATACCAGCCATGGTCATGTCACGCATGGGGGTTGCCTTCATCTGAGCACCGTCACCTTGATAGGTAATGTTGAATGCTTTGTTGTCACCACCGTACTGGTTAGCGAAAACATTGATTTCAGAGAAATCGCCCACTTGGTTGTTACTTACATCGGTACTAATGTCGCCGAAGTTAGTAGCTGCATCGGCAGATTGATTGGAATCCTGTTTGATGTCTTTTGTACTATTCCATGTGTACGTAGTATCCCCCTTTGAGGGACCACTGCCGTAGTTATACGTATTACCTTCGTGAGTAATGTTGTTGGGTTGGTTAGAAGTCGATCCCGTTTGATATGGACTGTTTGTGTTCGGATTCTTATCCGTTTGTTGCTGTTCAGTTACAAAATCACGTTGCCCCTGAATGAATTCGGAGTTTGGGGAGAAAGCATCTCCCGCCATACGGTTTTGACCAAAATCAAAGTTACCGAACTGGTACTGATTAGTTTTAGTGGCGTAGCCGTGGCCCATTCTGCTTCCCATAATTACCTCATGCTCCGTAGGAGGCGAAAATTTGATCCCGAAGATTATCAGCTAAGTTGGTGCCACCTAACTTCAGTTCATAAGCTCCAGTATAGGGATTGAATTGCTGCGATACATTGTTGGTGATCGTAGCGGTTTGCGTACCGTTGTTAGTAGCAATAGCATCGCCTGCAGTCTGGCTCGCATCAATGTTGATTTGAGATCCATTGTCTAAGACGTTGTCATTAACACTCAGATCAACGTCACCCATGTTGATGGTGGCGATAGCGTCCTGATCCATTGTCTGCTCAATTGTATTGTTGATATCAACAATGCCAATAGTTGAACCACCACTGACATCTTCAACCGTTATTGGATCTGAAATGATGACGGTCGGAGGAGGGTTGGGAGTGGGAGTTACAGGAGTTACAGGATCGACTGGCCCTGGATTGACTGGTTCGACTGGATCGACTGGTCCTGGATCGACAGGATCAACAGGAGTTACAGGATCGACTGGAGCGACTGGCTCATCATTGGTAGGGGGCACATACTCGTAATTAGCAATCTCGTTAGCCCACTTACCGAGCAGTCTTTGTGCAGCTCCACCTTGTTTTGCGCCTTCGTCGTCTACAGCAACCTTCGAATAATTGATCAGCTCTTGCTTAGCACGCAGGTCGTCAGGCAGGTAGCCTTCTTCCCCTTCGCTCAGAGATGCTTGTCCAAGCCAGTTAGCGTTGGAATCAAGCAGTAGTTTGAGGTCAATTTTGCTTAGGCGATCAACGCCTTTACCTAGGGTGTCATCGCTGAAATCATCAGGAGTACCGCCATCGTCGTAGCCTCTCTTCTTACCGCCAACAGATCCACCGGCTCCAATGGCACGGCGATTGTAATCTTCTAATTGATCAATATCTAATAGACCTGATCTGTAAGTACCTGCGTCTTGACCTGACACACCGATGTGATCACCAGCCATGCGCTGTTCGTTACGACGCTCTTTATATTCTTCTTTAGAAACCCTATCTCGATAGGCGTCAGACATATCACGATATTTCGTCCCAACTAACTGGGGAGCGGGTTTACTACCGCCTCCGCCTCCGCCTCCGCCACCGGCACCGCCGGAGCTGGAGCTAGAGCCAGAGCTAGATCCGGAGCTGGATGAACCGCCGCCGCTTGAGCCACTACTGCTACTACTATTTTGTGTCGCCCACTCGTTCCGTGCACCTTTCCATGCATCCCTTGCGTCAGACTTACTGCCGTAATTATTAATCAGCCTGTCCTTCTGTGCGTCTGTTAACTGCGAGAATTTCGTAGTTTCAAGATGCTTGTCAGCTACGCCATCAATTAATGGGGACATCGGTATCTACAATTCAAAACTATCACTATTGTAGTCTAATTGTAGATTACCTCTCCTCAATAATCCTCCCATTGTAAGCACCATGCTATCAACCGCATCATCGTGCTGAGAATGGCCAAAATTGATGAGTTCATCTTCTAATATGTTCCATTTACGCCATTTATTCCATACAACCTTCTTATGCTCGTACAATCCAAGCACACCACGCAGTCGAGCTAACTTATCGCCCTTGAATCCCTTGACTGGGCTGATATGTAGGTTGTATAACGCACGATTCTCAAACATAATGCGCTTGAAATCGCCTTCAAATGAGTTCTGATAGGCAACAGCTTCTGGCCAGATGACGCATGGTGACATTGTTGGGAAATAATCGCCGTCATCGTTCTCTTGAAGGATGTTCCAGTCGGCAAGAATCTCACATAACGTGTCCATTTTCTCCAAATTGCCCATAGATCGCACTCTGCGCTGGTCAATCAGGTAGATCTTGCCGTCTTTGATCCCACCTAACGTAAATACTGTCCAGTCATTCTTCTCTGACACGCCAGCACTAAGGTCAATTCCCACACCTAAGCAGTCATAATCCTCAGGCACCTCGCCTTTCACGATGAGATCAGGTGATATGCCGACATCACTGGACTGAACTGCAGTATTTAAGTATTGATATGCAAATGCAACCCGATCTTCTAGCTTTCGTTGGTTGAGATATTTCATTGACCAGAACTCCGGCCAATATGACTTCTGCCTACCTTCTGCGTCAGTCAGGATTGCTTTCTGAACAATTTGCTTCCAGTTGTTTTTGGGGACAAATAGAGTTGCGTGTACGTCGTCAAAATGGAATCGGGTACCCAGACAGATGGCCCGTGCACCTTGGAACATAGTAGGTGCAATGACATTGGACCATGTCTGTTCCATCTCCCTTCTAATGTCCGGGTTATTGATGGATGCAGCGGATTTAATAGGGTCATCGATAAGCACCAATTGGGAACGTTTCGATGTAATTGCTCCCTTGAGACCTCCACATGCAATGGTAAAAGCTTCTTCACCCGCCGTATCAATTCCCGCAAATTCATAGTCAATGCTCCAGTACTCGTCTGATCTTTTGATCTTGGACAATCTAACCATCGGAAATACTTCACGGTATTTGTTCGAGGTGAGGATGCCTTTAATCGTTGCTGACTTTGCACGACTGATGTCTACCATGTAGGCGATATAGAGAATACGCAGCATTTTCTTGGCAGCAGTATGTCGCCCAATCATCCAAGCTGCAAACAAACCAAGGACAGTGCTTTTCGCAGATCCTCGGGGTGCGAGGATCGATGTGTTTGGACCACCGATTCCTAGCAGGCATTCGCTATCTTCTCCTGTACATAGTTCCTTGTGCCATTCCAGCATATGTTTAGCCGGAGCCTTCCCCATGAATACACAGAAGTCTTTGAAATCCTCTCTTGCTCTGAGTACGTCTGCGCTGGGGGGCTTAGCTGTTACTTTCGTCGCTGTCATTAGAGCAGAACGACGGTAAGCTAATGCTGCACTTGCTATTGCCATATGACTGGTATTTTTTACCAGTATAACGACACTATGTTCGGAGTACCCTATATAATTCGGGTCCTAAACCAGTAGCACCTGCAATATTTTTAATTCTCTGCTGACCATACTTCTGTTTGGCTGCTCCACGCTTACGTAAGTTCTTACCAGCGATCGTATCTCTTTTCGCTAATGCGTTGGACAGCTGACGCTCCTCGATACGAGCAATAGCTTTATCTCTGGCTAATCGAATACGATCGTCACGATATGACTTCCGTAAAGCATTGTTCGTTTCAAACTGAATCTCTTGAGCAGGTGTCGGACCTTCGCCCATGAAATCAATCTTTGGCATAGAAGGCAATGCTTTCTTGGCCAGAGCCCGGATCTTAAGCTCTGTAGCGTCCTTCTTTGCAATCTCCGGTAATTCAGGAGATGCAGGTATGCCAGGGTTGAATGCGTGTCTCATTTGTTACTCAACTCGCTATAGATTTTTGCCCATACAGCATTAATAGCATTCTCGATGGGCTCTGCGAACTGTGGATCATCTTTGAAAATAGCAGTCATCTCACGCATTACACGGTCAGCACCTGCGAGGATCAAGCCTCGTTTGTCAGTAGTTTTATTGAACCGTTCGGATGTTTCAATGTGAGAACGTAGCTCTTTTTCCAAAGCCGCTAACCGGGCAGCACCATCAGATCCTTTGATCTCGCCTGAGGTGATTGCCATCCTGAGTTCTTGGATGTCAGCGTGCAGTGCGCTGGTTTCACTGTCTAAGATGCCACGACGATCGAGTTTTTTAAACTTCAGTTTTACCCAACGAGCAAGGTCGTTAAATGTACCTTCATACCCAATGATTCCTGCATACACCCAGATCTCGATAATTGAAGGTGTTGCATCTGCAAATTCACGGAAGTCTTCACTGTCAGCAGCCGGTAGAGTATCTAACCATTGATCAACAATGTTCAGATAAACTTTACCGGTTGTCGTAGAAATAGTAGTCATTAGTAAGATCTAGCAGTGCCTCTAGCGTAGCTAAAGTTACGTGCTTTCTCACGTGCTTTGACCCTATCGCCGAAGTCCATCGTCTTCCGCTCTTGCTCACCGGTTGTGGTGATTCGGTTTGTATCTGTAGAACGCTGCTGTTCACCTTCATTAGTAATTCGGTTGGTATCAGACAGACGCTCTTGCTTACCAGTTTCAGTGATACGGTTGCTGTCTGTTAACCGCTGCTCAGATGCACGGTTGCTGTCAGAAGCACGTTCTTGTTCTCCAGTTGCAGTGATGCGGTTGGTGTCCACATTCATCTGGTTGGTGGCACGGTTTGTGTCACTTGCACGTTCCTGCTCACCGGTAAGCGTAATCCGGTTGGTGTCAGTGTTCTGTTGGTTCTGAGCACGATTAGTATCAGATAGACGTTCCTGGGAACCGGTCTCAGAAATACGGTTACTATCTGTTAACCGCTGCTCATTAGCAGCATTGGATTGACTTGCACGCTCTTGCTGACCGGTAACCGTAATGCGGTTGGTATCAGTGTTTTGCTGGTTCTGAGCACGGTTGGTATCAGACAGACGCTCTTCGCTACCCGTCACCGTGATGCGGTTTGTGTCAGTTTGACGCTGTTCATTAGCAGCGTTGGATTGGCTTAACCGTTCTTCCTCACCAGTTGTGGTGATTCGGTTGGTATCAGTAGCTTGCTGGTTCATAGCAGCATTGTCCTGAGTCAGGCGCTCCTGGTTACCTGTATCTGTAATACGGTTGCTATCAGTCAGTCTCTGCTCTTCACCTTGAAGCATCGTGTTCAAGCGCTGCTCGTTCTGTTTGTTTGATTCTGTCAGTCGAGTTTGCTCACCAGTTGCAGA